GACCGTTCCCTGCTTGGTCGCGGACGACGGCGAGTTGATTGCGGGCCATGGGCGCGTGCTGGCAGCCGGCGCGCTGGGCCTGACCGAGGCCCCTGTCATCAGGCTTGGCCATCTAGATGAAGCGGAACGGCGCGCCTATCGCATTGCCGATAACAAGCTGACCGAGCTTGGCGAATGGGACGAGGCGATGCTGCGCGACGAGATCGCAGGGCTCTTGGCGGAAGACTTCGACCTCGATCTGCTGGGCTTCTCAGATGAGGATCTGGATGCCCTGCTGCAGGATCCAGAGACGGTGAGCGAAGATGGGGCCGTTGAGGGCGAGGATGATATCCCGGAGCCGCCGGTTAACCCGGTGTCGGTGGCAGGCGACCTTTGGCAGCTAGGGTCGCATCGGCTGATCTGCGGTGACAGCACCAGCGCTGATGTGGTCGGGCGCCTACTGGGCAGTGTCAAACCGTTGCTGATGGTGACTGACCCACCCTACGGCGTGGAATACGACCCGTCTTGGCGCAACCAAGCGGGCGCGGCCAAGACGAAACGCACAGGCAAGGTCCTGAACGACGACCGCGCTGATTGGCGCGAGGCCTGGTCCCTCTTTCCCGGTGATGTGGCCTATATTTGGCATGGCGCGCTGCACGCAGCGACTGTGGCCGACAGCCTGATCGCCGCGGGCTTCGCCATCCGCTCCCAGATCATCTGGGCAAAGGACAGGCTGGTGCTCAGCCGCGGCGACTATCACTGGCAGCATGAGCCCTGCTGGTATGCGGTGCGGGCCAAGGGCAAGGGCCATTGGGCCGGCGATCGCAAGCAGACAACGCTCTGGCAAATCGCAAACAAGGACCAAGATGCCGAAACCGTACACGGCACGCAAAAACCGGTCGAATGCATGCGCCGCCCGATCCTTAACAACTCCAGCCCCGGCCAAGCAGTCTATGAACCGTTCATGGGATCGGGCACCACGCTGATCGCGGCTGAGACCACCGGGCGCATTTGCTACGGGGTAGAGCTGAACCCGGTTTACGTCGATGTCGCTATCGAGCGCTGGCAAGCCTTCACCGGCGAGGAGGCAGTTCTGGCAGACAGCGGGGAGAGTTTCGCCAGCCTCAAGTCCAAGCGCCTGGCAGCGTGATGCAGTCACGACGCCAATCGCTGATCGAGGCGATCACCAATGTCGCGGTGGGCTATGCGCTGGCCGTGCTGACGCAGATCGTGGTGTTTCCGTGGTTTGGGCTTCAGATCCCTCTCCGGGATAACCTCGCGATCGGCGCGATGTTCGTGATGATCTCGCTGCTGCGCAGCTATGCGCTGCGCCGGCTTTTCGAACGCTGGCGATGACTGGCAGATTCAGGCCGCGTCTAATTTGTAAACAGTGCCGCGCTCGGGGTGTTTCTCAGAAGTGATTGTCAGGCCAAGCTTCTTCTTGAGCGCACCAGAGATTGCACCTCTCGCCGTATGCGCTTGCCAAGATGTCGCCTCAACGATCTCGGTGATCGAGGCACCTTCGGGGCGCTGCAGCATTTCGATCAACAGGGCCTGCTTGGTACCTTGCCGGATAGAAACCAGCTTGGGGCCTTCACTTGCGCCAGCGGCCACTTCCTTAGATTTGGCCGCTGGCCGAGCCTTGCGGATATTGCTGACCGTGCTCGCGACAACCGGATCAATGCCGATGGCATCAAGTCCGGCCTCAGTTGCGATCAAGGTCGTGCCATGACCATCACCGGTCTCACGCCAGAGTGGTTCGCGACGACGGAGATTGGCATCAACCTCTTCAAGCCAGCCGCGCTCGATCATCTTGGTGACGGTCATCTTGGCCGCAGCGCCAGCCAGCCCGTCGGGCAGAGGCATGGCCAAGTTGCCGGGGCGGGATGCGGCGCGCGTGAGTATAATGGTTTGTGTATCGGTGAGTTTGGGCATCGTTTGCTCCTTTTCAAAAAGTGTCTTGAAGCAGGTCAGTGGGCATCATCCATCGCGGCAGTGACCGCGAAGTGCTGCACCCAACCGGTTAGGTAAGACAGCCCAGCAGGGATGCCGTGCTCACGTTCGGTCTTGCGATCGATGCGCCAGCCCTGCCAGCGGCGGATCGCGGAGGCGATGGCGGCTTCGAGCCCAATGCCACAGCCGGTCATGTTGCCAACGACATCGTCGGCGAAGTGGCGGCCCATGCGACTGTCGAGAAAGTCGCGGATGCCGATGATCTCGTCCTCACTGTCGGCATGGATGGCTTCAGCGATCAGGCGAGAAGCAAGGCTCCAGACCTCCGAGCTGCGGCGGTCGCGCTGAGGGCAGACGGTCAGCGTGCGAAAGAAGCCGTAATCCTCATTGCGGCTGGGCGGGATGGGTTTTGTGGTCATGGCGTGGGCCTTTCAGGTGAGGTGCATCGTTTTGGTGCAATCACAATCGCTCTGAAGAGCCGATTAACGTAGCAAAATCAGAGCACTATAATTGCTATCTGATCACTGCGCTTAATCCGTCGCATCGATCCAATGCCCGTCCTGCCAGAGGTAGAGATGGGACAATTCACAGGTCGGCCGCGAGAGGAACCGGGGCGGCCGAGGCGGGTTGAAACAATCCAGCGCCTCGGCGCTTACCTGCCGGATTTCCCGCGCCGCAAGGATGTCCTCAGGCGCCCACACGGCTAGCGCGGGAAGCATGTGCTCGGGGTAGCCATCGTAATGGACGTATACATGCGCCCATTCTTCGGACCCGGTCTGGATGGCGATCTGTGCGCGGGTGCTCATAGGATCGCCCTCACTTCTGTTGCGCAATCAGCGCGAGGAGGACCGCCGCCATGCCGCCCAGGTATTCGCTGCGGCGGAACACGATCTCGTCGATGTGGCCGGCGTTGTCGATCGCGGGGTCAACCGCGAGATCGTCTGCCATGTGCGGCATCAGGCGTTTGGCTTCTGCGTTGTAGCGGGTGGCAAGGGTCATCTGCGTTTCTCCAATCAGGCAATTTGCTTGATGTGAGAATCACTCGACACCGAAGTGCAATCAACTCAAATAGACAGTTTTTTCTGTTTATTTTCAATATTTTGAGGTAAATCCAAGCGCCATGGAAGGTATGTCTGAACGCGCCTATGCCGAGCATGCGGGGATCTCCCGCGGGGCTGTTCAAAAGGCCCGCAAGACCGGTCGGCTCGTGCTTTTTGCAGACGGGTCCATCAATGCCGTGGCGTCCGATGCGCGGCGCGGTTCAGCGACCGATCCGGATCAACAGATACGCTCACGTGGTGGTTTCGGTGCAACAAGTGAGGGGCCTACAGTCTCAGGTCCCGGTGACAGCACATCCTACATCAAGGCCCGGACGGCGCTGACCGTTTACCAGGCGCAGGAGCGTCAGCTCTCGATCCTCAAGAAAAAGGGCGTGTTGGTGGATCGCGCGCGGGCCGAGACCTTGGTGTTTCGTCTGGCCCGTCAGGAGCGGGATCTTTGGGTCACCTGGCCCACACGCGTGGCGGCGCTCATGGCCGCACAATTGTCCGCAGACATGGAGAAGGCATCCGGCAAGGCGGTGACGATCGAGACTGCGATCTTGCAGAGGGTGCTGGAAACCCATGTCCGAGAGCAGCTCGACGCCCTGGCCGACCTCAGGGTCTCGCTTGAATGATGAGGAGAACACATCTGATCTGACCGAGGGCCTTGATCTCGCCTTTGACGGCGCCGAGGATATCCTGCGCGCGTGGCGCCGTGGTATGCGGCCCGACCCTGACCTGACCGTGTCCGAATGGGCGGATAAGCACAGGAAACTATCCTCGCGGGCCTCGGCTGAACCGGGGCAATATCGAACGGCCCGAACGCCATATCTGCGCGCAATCATGGATGCGCTGTCGCCAAACCACCCAGCGCAGCGGATCAGCTTCATGAAGGCCGCCCAGGTCGGTGCAACAGAAGCCGGCAACAATTGGATCGGCTTTGTGATCCATCACGCACCTGGCCCGATGCTGGCTGTGCTGCCCACCGTGGAGATGGCAAAGCGCACCTCGCGTGGGCGGATCGATCCGCTGATCGAGGACAGCCCAGCGCTAAAAGAACGCGTGCAGCCCGCGCGCTCGCGGGATGCGGGCAACTCAATGCTGTCAAAGGAATTCCCTGGCGGCATTCTGGTGCTGACGGGGGCGAACTCGGCCACTGGCCTCCGCTCGATGCCGGCGCGCTACGTGTTTCTAGATGAGGTTGATGCCTATCCCGCCTCGGCGGACGAGGAAGGCGATCCAGTCAGTTTGGCGGAAGCACGAACCACGACCTTTGCGCATCGGCGCAAGGTGTTCATGGTCTCGACGCCCACGATCCGGGGGCTGTCGCGCATCGAGCGCGAATTCGAGGCCAGTGACCAGCGACGGTATTTCGTGCCCTGCCCGCATTGTGGTCATATGCAATGGCTGCGGTTCGAGCGCCTGCGCTGGGACAAGGGACGGCCGGAAACCGCAGCCTATGCCTGCGAGGATTGCGAGCGCCCGATCGCCGAGCACCACAAGACGGACATGCTGGCGCGTGGTGAATGGCGGGCGACAGCGACCAGTGCTGATCCCAACGCGCTAGGGTTTCACCTCTCGGCGCTTTATTCGCCGATCGGCTGGAAGAGCTGGGAGCAGATCGCGCGGGATTGGCTGGCAGCGCAGGGCTCGGACGAAATGCTGCGCGCGGCGCGGAACACCCTTCTGGGTGAGACCTGGGTCGAAAGCGGGGACGCGCCGGAATGGCAGCGGCTGGCGGATCGGCGTGAGGCATTCGCCACTCAGATCCCGATGGGCGGCCTGTTCCTGACGGCCGGGGCCGATGTGCAGAAGGACCGCATCGAGGTCGATGTCTGGGCTTGGGGCCGAGGTCTGGAAAGCTGGCTCGTCGATCACATCGTCATTCCAGGCGGTCCTGGTGATCCAGCCTGCTGGCAAGCACTGACAGAGGTGCTCGGTCGAACCTGGGGCCATGAGAACGGCGCCGTGATGCCGCTTGCCAAGCTGGCCATCGATACCGGCTTTGAGACCTCTGCCGTCTACGCCTGGGCACGGGCGCAGGGCATTGCGCAGGTCGCACCTGTGAAAGGGCTTGAGGGCTTCAACCGGGCGACACCGGTGTCGGGGCCCACCTTCGTCGATGCGACGGTGAATGGGCGGAAGCTCAAGCGCGGGGCGCGGCTCTGGACGGTGGCCACAGCCACCTTCAAGGCGGAAACGTATCGCTATCTGCGTCTTGAGCGACCGTCCGATGAGGATCGCGCGCTGGGCGTGCCCAACCCTTCTGGCACGATCCACCTTCCGGACTGGGCCGACAGCGAATGGCTCAAGCAGCTGGTGGCCGAACAGCTGGTCACCATCCGCGACCGACGCGGCTTCGCGCGTCAGGAATGGCAGAAGATGCGCGAGAGGAACGAAGCGCTCGACGTACGGGTCTATGCGCGGGCCGCCGCGTGGATCCTCGGTGCCGACCGTTTCGACGAACGGATGTGGCGACAGCTGGAGAAGCAGGCCGGTATCGAAACCGCTGTCACCTCGCAAACGGCCGAGCCCGAGAAATCAACAGAACCGCAGGCGGGGCGGATCGCAACGCCCCGGCGGCGCGGCTGGAAGATCAGCACGCCCAAATACATGGAATGACGAATGACCCTCGACGAGCTGAAACTCCGCCACAGCGCGCTCTTGGCCGCGCGCTACAGCGGCACACGGTCTGTGAGCTATGACGGCAAGACGGTGAATTACGGCACCGACGCCGAGCTCGCCGCGGCCATAGGCGATGTCGAAGGACGCATTGCCAAACTCGAGCGCGGCGCTGTGCGTGTGCTCCGTCCGCATGCTGTGAAGGACCTGTGATGGGCGGTGCCATGAACTGGCGTCAGCGCCTTGGGGCATTCATCGGCGGTTTTGATGCCGGTCAGCACCATCGTCGCCTGCGTGGGTTCCAAGCCACGCGCGCCCATGTAAATGCTCTCATAGCAGCATCGGGGCCCGACATCACCGCCCGCGCGCGCTGGCTGGTGCGCAACAACGGCTATGCCGTGAACGCGGTCGAAAGCTGGGCTGCCAATACGGTCGGCGATGGGATCAAACCGATCTCGAAGCTCGCCGATGCCGCCCGGAAAGAAGA